TGTTATTGTTGGCAACCATGATGCTAGGGATGTGGATTATCATCAGCTCCCTTGGCAGTAATGATGTTGACGACGATGATGACTTCGGCGGGGGTAAAATGATTCCCGCTTATAATCCAATTAACTAAAATGATAGAAGTAAAAATGCGTAAAGAACAGTATCAAGTACCCCAAGTAGAATTTGTATTCCGTGAGAATGGAGAGTTTATTACTACACCATCCTTGGATCTCTTTACTGATAAGCGTGTGGTTATTTTTAGTTTGCCTGGTGCATTTACTCCTACTTGCAGTGCTTATCAACTCCCTGGATTTGAAGAGCGATATGAAGAGTTTATTCAACTTGGTATCGATGCTATTTACTGCATCTCTGTTAATGATGGCTTTGTAATGAATGCCTGGGCAAAAGATCAGAGTATTGAGAAAGTAAAACTCATCCCCGATGGTAATGCTCACTTCACCCGTGCAATGGGACAACTAGTTCGTAAGTCTAATCTTGGATTTGGTGAGCGTTCTTGGCGTTATGCTGCTGTGGTTGATAACGGTATCATTGAGAAACTGTTTGAAGAACCTGGCAGATCTGATAATGCTGCTGACGATCCTTATGGAGAAACCACTCCTGAAGCAGTCCTGGAATATGTGAAGACTGCAACACGGGAACCTGTTACTGCTTGACAGTACACTTAAAACTTGATATGATTTATAAGGAGGCTTAACTGCCTCCTTTTTGCTAAATATGCAAAGTGCCGTAGGAAATCCGATTTCCATAACGGATGTCGAATTCAATTTGTTTTAATGCTTAAAAAATTCCTGCCACTTGTTTTGGCAACTTCTATTCCCGCTGCTTGTGCTTACCCTTCAATCAGCGAAATTAAAAACCCTCCAGCTCTTACTGTAGAACCTGTAGTTGGGTTTATTGATGCCAAAAAGGTAGTTGAAATTGAAGTAGAAGAAAAAACTTGGAAGTGTCCTACATGCAATAAGAATGAGCAATATGTTTTAGAAAAACTTCAAGAGAAAACAAAAATTACAGATAGAAATGCTCTTGCAACAATTCTGGGGAATATTAAATCAGAAAGCAACTTCCATCCCAACATCTGCGAGGGAGGTGCTAGAGTTCCTTACAATCGTTGCCATCGCGGTGGTTACGGACTCATTCAGTGGACCTCTACGAACCGTTATCTGGGGCTAGGTAGATTCGCTAAGAAGTATGGTTACGATCCCTCCAGTCTTGAGGGACAAACTGCATACATGATTAACGAATATACTTTCCAGAAATACCTTCCTGAGTTTGAAGGAAATGGACAAACAGTTGATCAGTACATGGTTGCTGCTTACTATTGGTTAGGTTGGGGCATCAAAGGTGCTCGTCAAACTTACGCTTATAACTATACTAAGAAACTTGTGTATTCATGAACGAAGACTGGCGCTACTCTGATGATAGAATGAAAGTGCGAACGGAAGCACTTAAAATTCTTCTTGCAAAATTTGGACATCAAATGGAAGGAGTAGTTCCTAAATATTCAAATCAATCCATTTATGAGTGTGCTCATGATTGGGTGTCTCAAGGCAATGCTACTACATTCGGCATTGTAAAATATTACGAGGCGTATTATGCAGAAACTAATTAACGTTATTGCTTTACTTTCAGGTTTAACTTCTTTGACTCTAATTGGCGGTAGTGCTTATGTTCTTCTGAACAAAGATGCACTGATTGAATCTGCTAAGGAGCAGGCTGTTAAAGCAGCAACAGATGCAGTTGCTGGAGCACTTCCTGGTATGATTCAAGGCGCTATGCCAAAAATGCCATCAGCAACTGGTGGTGCTATTCCTTCGGTTCCTGGATTATGAAAAAACTTGCTTTGTCTATGTTAGCAGCAGCATCTTTTGTGATGCCTGCTTTTGCTGAACCAAAACTTAAGGAAGGATTCTATACAATGGACTCTTTGGGTTGCATGATTACACGAGAATGCACCAAAGATGTCCGACGAATCAAGAGTATCGACGATATTCGTAAAAACTTTCCTGATTCTAATTTTGATTATGTTGCTGACGAGTTTGACTCGATGTTGGTATCCCTTGATAAAATCGGAGTTATGGTTTTTCTAGGGAACGAAAAATATTTCCCCCCTGGCCATCGTGGTGTCTATCATACCGTTAGAAATAACTTCTATCTGAATGATGCTTTTGTGCATCGTCCTCATGTGCTTATGACTGTGATGCGTCATGAAGGATGGCATTCTGCACAGGATTGTATGGCAGGAACTATCAAGAATAGTTTGATTGCTCTTATCTATCCAGAGGAAAAGGTTCCACAAGTCTGGCGTGATATTGTAGAGAAAACATATCCTAAGTCTGCTGTTCCTTTTGAAGCAGAAGCAAAATGGGCAGGTATGACTCAAGGTATGACTGCTAAAGCACTTGATGCTTGCACCACTGGTAAGATGTGGGAAATTTACGAACCCACTCCTTTGACTGAAAAATGGCTGCGTGAAAAAGGATTTATTAATTGATGACTGTGCCATTCTTTATTGAAGAACCTATCACTTGGAAAAAGATTGAGGTTCCTTATGATATTGTCCAGTATTGTGACATGTATACACTTGATGCAGATCGTGAAGACTTGCGTTATATTGATTGTGTTTGGATGCATATGGGATACTACGGTGTCCCTAAGCATGTTATGAAAGCAGTTCGTGATGAATTTAATCCACCTCAAATTAAACCAATTTTTGAATAAATAGGAGTGCGCTGTCTCCAATTTCATGGCTGAAGAAGTAAAAGAAGTTTCTAAAGAAGAAGAGAAGAAAAAAGGTATTCTTGGTAAATTGAAATCTGCTGCTGATGATCATGAAGGACAACTAGAGGCAATCAGTACAATGGTTCGCCTTGGTATTCTTATTTGGAGTGGTGGTATTCTTACTCTTGCATATATCAAGTTACCACCTGCACTTGGTATTCCCGAACAGAAACTTGATCCTACTTTCATTGCATCTGTTTTCACTGGAGTCCTAGCAACATTTGGTGTTCAGACAGCAAAGAAGTCTGGTGATGGAACGATGAAGATGGGTGCCGCTTCTGGTGGTGTATCTAAAGCAGACTTAGAGAAACTGATTGCCGCTGCTGCACAAACCGCACCTGCTCAAACCATTCGTATCGAACAAGCACCTCTTCAGATTGCAACTGCTGCTCCCAAGAAGGACGGCGAACCACCTGTAATGCCTACGGTATAAAACAATGATGTTACTTACTTTGTTTATTGTTGGACATATGGAAATCGGTAATGGTTATTGCCGAACAGAGATGATGTTACAAGATGATGTGATTTCAATGGAATATCCATGTGAGTATTATTCTGAATTGAAAGATTTAGATAAACAATTAAAGGAATGGTAAAATGAAACCAAACATTGTACCACCGAAGTCGCCATTTAAGTGGGCTGCTATTGGAGTAGGTACTCTGTTTGGTATTGCACATTTGGGGATGGTTGGACACCTAATCAACCGTCCCATTTTTCCTAATCTACCTGTTGGTAATTACACTTCTTATACAGTTGAGTATGGTAGAGATGGGTATAGAATTAAATACAATTCTAACGATCCTAAGGTGATGACTAAGGATAGGGTTGTTAATAAAAAGAATGGATTTTTTGGTATTGGTGGAAACACTAATATTATTCAACAAGAACAATACACCATGGACGGAGCAACGCATCTCCAGGGTGGTGAAGCGGGAAAGTTGACTGCCCAACAAGTAGAGTGTATCAAGGCGGAAGGTGGTGGAGAAAATGCAGGTAGAATGGTTGGAGCTAGTGCTGGTGCTGCTGTTGCCCCATGGTTTAGTAGCATTCCTTATATTGGTTGGTTGGCTGCGGGATGGGTAGCAATGTTTGCTCAAGATAAGGGAGCAGATATTGGTGGTGATGTCGCCACAATGGTGAAGGACTGTGAGTGATATAAACGATCCTGTTTGGAGTGTTATTATTCTTCTTTGTTGTGGATTAGCATTTACGCTATATTGTGTTATATATATTCTACGCCTATCATTTAAGGAACTAGAAGAAGATGGCCAAGTCCGCGAACAAGGGCAAGAAGGGTCAATCGAAGCAGAATCAAGGCAACGCGACTGCTAAGAAAGCAAAAAACGGTGGTAAGAAGAAATAGTATATGCCACGCGAATGGAATACTTCTTTTAGGGAACCGTGGAACCCTATTATAAAGAAGTGCCTAGACGGCATAGATCTCCACAACGAATTATATTTCAAAACTCAAGATTCATTTCATTTAAATCAAGCAGATTTACTCAGGTTATATGTTTCAAGGTTAAAAACTTGGATACATAATACTGAACCCGAAGCATTTCATAGAAAGGAGAGTAATCATGGGAGCAATGACACCCCCGAGCAGGAAGTCGTGTTACAACTTCCGCGTAGTTGAAATTGATAGAGTTGTTGATGGTGATACCATTGACGTTACTATTGACTTGGGTTTTGATTTGTATAAAAAAGAACGTGTTAGAGTAGCAGGAGTTGATACTCCTGAGAAGAGAACGAAAGATGAAGAAGAGAAAGCCCTGGGTTACGATGCTACTCACTGGCTTGAAGAAAGACTTCAAGGCGCTATTGAAGGGGATGACGATCTCGTTATCCGTACTGAGCTTGTTGGTGGTGTTGGAAAGTATGGACGCCTTCTCGGCTGGCTCTACATCGGAGACGCCGACGTGTCCCTCAACGAACAAATGATTACTGAAGGATATGCCTGGGCATATGATGGTGGAACCAAGCAGAAGAACTTTGAAGAACTCAAAGAGATTCGTCGTGCTCATGGCACTCTTGTAGAATGAGTTCACTTTTTGTATTCTTATTTGCGCTTCTATTAGTTGCGGGAATGGAATCTACTTGGCCAATAAAAAATAGGAAATTTTAACCGATGACAACAACTAGAAGAAAAAAGAAAGATGATGGAAAGAGTGAGTTCTTTCTATATGTCGCATTTCATTCTGTCTTTACTGCGATAGTAAATTTGTTTAGCGATGGAGATTCCTAATATTACTTCTAGGGATATTAGTATTCGTGAAATTGAAATACCTCAAGTAATAACATCTTCAGAAAACTACATACAAACACCACTAGCACCACCCGTAGTGGTAAATATTGGTGTGCCTATCGTTGACATACCAGGATGCGTAGAAGCTCATGAGACGAATTCAAAGTCCAAAACCATTGGAGGGGATGACCCTAAAGGATTGGTTACTTACTGTGATGGTAATCTTCCCAGTTTTAATCCTATTACTTTTGAACCGAACCAATTAGTTCCTACATCAGTACCAAAAGTAGATACTAGACAGAAAGAAGATAAACTAGATCCACTAGAACAAGTTAAACTTCCCAATCCAGCCCCACCTGCTACTACCAAGGTAGATTGTCCAACACCAGGACAGCAAGCAAAAGAACCTGTCGGAACATATGTAGAGGGTTTCCGAAAGAAGGTTACTGAATATAAACTCATAGGTAATGAGTGTGTTCAGATAACAGAAGCAGTTCCATTGCCACAGCAGATTATTGCTGGACTTCCTAGTGGAGGACAAGTGATGCAGGTTGGTGGTGTTGCTGTTGTTGCTACTGCATCAGCACTATTAGCAAAACCGCTGGCAGACATACTTTTGAAAGCAGTCAAACCAACGGTTAAGAAAATTATGAAGAAGATTGCTACGATTCGTAAGAAACCTATTCCGGTTTTATCGATAGGGGAGCGCCGAGCAGAGCAGCGTCAGATGAATCATGCTGTTCAGGAGTTGCGTTCTGTGTTCCCGAGGAAGAAGAAACGGAAGGGATAGTGTGATAGTGTGGGTGAGTATGCCCTGGAGGATTATTTACAACCACATCAGCACATACTTTATAGTAAGGTGATTTTGGATGGAACATAATACCCTGCTTCATTAACTCTCCACAGTTCTTTAATCTAGCAATTTCAAAATCTAATCTCTTATTAGCAGTTGTCTGTTGCATCAATGCGATGTTAGCAGCAGCTGCTTCTTTACATTGATCTTGTAGTTTCTTATCAAGAGGACGAGACCATGTAGCAGAAAATCCTAAACCAAGGTTGTAGTTATCCTTCTGCCCTGTTCTTACAGGAACGCGATATAAAACAGACCCAGGATTGTCGGGTGCTCCATCTTCATCCATATCCCTCATATCATATACGGGATCTTGATAGTAAGGTTCCCATGGTTTGGTAGCAGAAGCACTACCAGTTACATATGGAGTGATGTTCAGAGTTGGCCCTTGACACTGGATTCCACCACCATAGGTGTTGGTGATGTAAGGACCTTGGAGGACTTGGATGGCTTGGTTGGTGACTGAACCAGAGGAATTAGCAACAGGAGCAGCAGTGGCGCTAACGCCGCCAACAGTCTCAGCAAGAACTCTTTGTTGGACCAGTGCTGGGGATAATAATCCAAGAAGAAGTGCTCCTATTACTGGCTGAAAATTGATGTTGTGTCGGTTATGCTTGTGACTTCTGTGACTCTTTGGATTATTGTTTGTGTGCTCAAACCAGGCCCTTGGTAAGTTTCTGTATATTGAAACGCACCGCCTGGTGTTGTTTGTGTGAAGTTCGGCTTGCTTGATAACCCAGTCCATGTTGAAGTCACTCCTTCGATTGTTGATGTAGATGTAGAAGTTCCAGGCGAAAGATTTCCTGATGCTGTTATTCCACTTCCCGTTACTGAATATTGATATCCCGTGTTGTAATCCATCGAGTTGATGGTTTCTGTAATCTTTTGTGTTGTCTCGGTATGTGATGTCATGGAGCCCTGTGTAAAGTTAGGGACTACAGGGACTGCCTGAGCAGCCCCATGTAAAGCACCAAGAATCAATCCGAGACCGATTGCTTCTTTTAAATTAGACATTATTATTTAATGGTAATTTCAGAAACAAATTGTCCAGTAGCACTTGTGCCAGCACCACCAGCAGTTAACGATACAGTATGAGCTGAATCGATAGTACCAGCGAGAGAACCAGCCACACCACCAGCAGTTGTGGTGACACTTCCAAACGCGGGTAGGGATGCAACCACACCGCTAGTAACGGTTGTTCCTGTTGGGATTGCGTCTCCCCCTGTGAATGATTGGGAAAAGTTAAAGTCAGTTCCCGCAGTTGTTTGGGTGTATGTACCACCGTTCATGGTTGCCGCATCAGTTGCCGAAGCAGGAGCAGTAAGGCCGCCAAGAGTAGCAGAGACATTAGATCCACTTACCGAGTAGGTAGAACCAATTCGAGTTGCCTGAGAGGCAGCAGCATCAACAGTCAGTTGAACACTTGATGAGAATTTTGTTGTAATATCGGCACGTGCTGGTACCGCCATCAGTAACATTCCAAAAAGCAATGCTGCTTTTTTCATTCTTCGAGATTTGAACACGCAATTATTTAGGGACAGGGGGGGGGATTGACACGAGCACTGAATGGGTGTATTATAAATAGGTAAACAAATGTTACGGAAATCAAGGTTTTCTTAACATTGTTAGAACCTCTGCCGTTTGACCGAGACTAGGCAGAGTTACCAATCCGTCTCTCATATCCAGTCTGAGGGTGACTGGAGCATAGTAACTCCACCATTTCCCTGATGGTTTTACTTCTTAGTTCAAAAAAAAATGCAATCTACACTTTCACGTCAAAAACAATCGAATACTTGGGAACAGTTTTGTAACTGGATTACTAGCACCGACAACCGCATCTATGTGGGGTGGTTTGGTGTATTGATGGTGCCTTGCCTTCTTGCTGCTACGACTTGTTTCATCATCGCTTTCATCGGTGCTCCTCCTGTGGACATTGATGGCATCCGTGAACCCGTCGCTGGTTCACTCATGTATGGTAACAACATCATCTCTGGTGCTGTTATTCCTTCGTCCAATGCTATTGGACTGCACTTTTATCCTATCTGGGAAGCTGCTTCCCTAGATGAGTGGCTCTACAACGGTGGTCCTTTCCAACTGGTTGTCTTCCACTTCCTCATCGGTATCTATGCTTACATGGGTCGTGAGTGGGAACTCTCCTACCGCCTGGGTATGCGTCCTTGGATCTGCGTTGCTTACAGTGCTCCTGTTGCTGCTGCTAGCGCCGTCTTCCTGGTCTATCCTTTTGGTCAAGGTTCTTTCTCTGACGCAATGCCCCTGGGTATCTCTGGTACTTTCAACTATATGCTTGTGTTCCAGGCAGAACATAACATCCTGATGCACCCCTTCCACATGCTGGGCGTCGCTGGTGTCTTCGGTGGTTCTCTGTTCAGTGCAATGCACGGTTCTCTGGTTACTTCCTCGCTGGTTCGTGAAACCACTGAGAATGAGTCCCAGAACTATGGTTACAAGTTCGGTCAAGAAGAAGAGACTTATAACATCGTTGCTGCACACGGTTACTTCGGCCGTCTGATTTTCCAATATGCTTCGTTTAATAATTCTCGTTCTCTTCACTTCTTCCTTGCTGCTTGGCCAGTGGTCGGCATCTGGTTTACTGCTCTTGGTGTTAGCACTATGGCATTTAACCTGAACGGATTCAACTTCAACCAGTCCATCATCGACTCACAAGGTCGTGTGGTTAACACCTGGGCTGATGTTCTGAACCGTGCTGGACTCGGGATGGAGGTGATGCACGAAAGGAATGCACACAATTTCCCTCTGGATCTTGCTGCTGCTGAGTCAACTCCTGTTGCTCTGACTGCACCTGCAATCGGTTGATATAAAAACTAAATACTGATATAATGGAGACTCTTCGGAGTCTCCTTTTTAATGGAAATCTATGGGCAAGAAAAGCAAACGACAAAAGGTATGGAGACTATGGGCAAAAGCACTTGGAGAGAAGGCAGGAAAGAATGACAGAGAATCTGATATTATTGCTTGCATACGCACCTTTATTTTTGTTTCTTACTTGGTTACTAATGTCGCTATCGTGGCTAATGCAGTAAGACATTGGAATGATGTTGATTACCAAACAAAACCAGAGTTAACTTCTTGTACAAATTCTAAATTTTCATGATAAACCCCGAGATCTATAACGTACTTATTTCTCTAAAAACTCAAACTCTCAATAAGATTGAAAAAAATTTAAAAGAAGATCCACAAAATCTTAATATTATGAAAGCAGTGGTTCCAGAAATTAATGTTTATGGATCATTCGAAAGAACATTTACTACATGCCTCGGACACAAATTACAAGAGGTTGCTGCTGTTTGTGGGAACAATGTAGTAAACATTGATAAGCAAGAAAAGAAAACATTGGGAGTTGATATTCGTGTTGAATTTGGGGAGGGTCAAATGAAATTGAACACAAACACCCAAACAGGAACTCATAAAAAAGATTCTTTGAATAAACTTCTTGAGACAACAACAAGAAATGGGACAAATCCATTTTTTGTTACTGCTCTTGGGGAATCGTATGAATATCAAAAAAATGGTATTCTTTATATTGGTGGTGAAAATTTTTGGAAAAAGATTAATATAGATTATAATGATCTCAATGATACGATTGTCCAGGTAATTAAAGAAACATATGAAGAAGTTAAATCCACTTTCGTCACTTCTGTATGATGAAGATATCAATTATAATGATGCCAATGTTAAAGATTTTGAAGTTAAACCAACTTCAATTCAGGTAGTTAGAGATTTTGTTGAGAATTGGCATTATTCTTCTAATGTTAATGGTCTCAGGATTTCTAATGTATTTGGACTTTTTTACGAGAAAAATCTTATCGGTGCTATGATTTATGGCCCTCTTGGTATGGCAAATACATGGAAGAAATATGCAAACTCAGAAAGTGAAATCATAGAATTGAGACGCTTGTGTTGCATTGATAATACCCCAAAAAATACTGAAAGTTATTTTATTGGTAAAACACTAAGGTGGTTAAAAAAGAACACAGAATATAAAATTGTCATATCCTATGCAGATACCTTTCATAATCATCAAGGAACCATTTATAAGGCATCTAATTTTGAACATTGTGGAATGACCTCTAAAGGAAAAATTATTACCTATAATGGAAGAACGTATCATGATAAATGTATTCGCACATATCATGTGGATAAGAATGGAATAAAAAAGTTAAAACCTTTTGCACAAAGAGTAAAAGATGCACTAGAAAGTGGAGATGCAAAATACGTTGAAACTCCAGGAAAACATATTTACATGTATAGATTGAAAAAATAAATTTGTACAATTGTCAGGAACTGCCAAAAAACTTTAAATTTGTCACAGGAAATTGATATATAATGTAGTTACAAATACCTAATGAGATTTCTTTTTGCGCTAGTTTTAGCATTCTTTTTCGCTAGTCCTGTTTGGGCTGTAGATGTTCAAATGGGTGCCAATGGCAATCTAGTATTTGAACCAGCAGAGGTTTCTATTGCTGCTGGTGAATCAGTTCACTTTGTCAACAACATGCTTCCCCCACACAATGTTGTTGTAGAGAATCATCCAGAACTCTCACATGAGGGACTTGCTTTTGCTCCTGGTGAGAGTTTTGATATTGCATTTCCTGAGGCAGGGGACTATACTTACTGGTGTGCTCCTCACAAGGGCGCTGGTATGATTGGAACTGTACATGTCTCATAACTATGAACCTATGCCTGCCTGGGTTGCCTGGGCAGGTGTAGGATTGATGATTTTTACAGTCATCATATTTCTTGTCTTCACACTTTCTGTAATGTATTTCGGATGAACCACGCTGATCACTCTACTTACGAACACCTATTTCATATGTTTCTTTGTTGCATTGCTGGTTTAGGAATCGGCACCCTAGCAGTCTGGGGATATCAAAAAATTAAGGAAAACAAGAATCACAATCCATGAAAATATTTTTAGATACCGCAGAAGTTGATATGATTGGCCCAGCATATGACACTGGGTTAATTGATGGAGTTACAACAAATCCCACTCTCATTCTTAAAAGTGGAAAGCAACTTATTAATGTTGCAAGAGAATTACACACTCTGTTTCCAGAACTTGAAAGTATTTCTTGTGAAGTAGTGGCAGACACTGCAGAAGAAATGCTGTCTCAAGCAAAGCAATACTATACTATTGCACCACACATTACGATTAAAGTTCCTTGCACTGTTGAAGGACTAAAGGCATGTAAGTTTCTTTCTAATGAAGGTATTAAAACTAATGTGACTTTGGTATTCTCAGTAGCACAATCTATTCTTGCTGCTAAGGCAGGAGCAACATACATCTCACCATTCGTTGGTAGATGGGAAGACAACTCTGTAGACGGTTTAGAACTTATCCAAAAGATTCGCAAAGTATATGATACTGATTGGACTACAGCAGACAAACCACAAATTCTTGGTGCATCCATTCGTGATGTAAGACAAGTTGAGAAGTGTGCTGCTCTTGGTGCTGATGTTGTTACCATTCCACCAGTAGTATTCTGGGCAATGTATAAGAACATTATGACTGAACAAGGATTGGCAAAGTTTCAAAAGGATTGGGATGAAGCAACAAAAGGTGATTAGTACTGACACTCCATACAAGTTAAGAGAAATTATTCAAGATACTTGGCCAAATCTTTATCGTCCTCCCAAACAGGTAAAAAAACCTATTGACACCAAATGTAAAGAAGTGTAAACTAAATAGGAAAAGTATCAATGGAGGATAATGGTATCTTCAACACTTTCACAACCAATTCAACAACGGGGGTGGTTCGATGTTCTCGATGACTGGCTTAAGCGCGATAGGTTTGTTTTTGTCGGTTGGTCTGGCCTTCTTCTATTCCCGACTGCTTATCTCGCTCTTGGCGGGTGGCTTACAGGAACCACCTTTGTTACCAGTTGGTACACCCACGGCATTGCGAGTTCATATCTTGAGGGGTGTAACTTTCTTACTGCTGCTGTATCTACTCCTGCTGACGCTCTCGGACATAGCCTTCTACTCCTTTGGGGTCCTGAAGCTCAGGGAGATATCGTCCGCTGGTTCCAACTTGGGGGACTCTGGAATTTTGTGGCGCTCCACGGAGCTTTCAGCCTTATAGGTTTCATGCTCAGGCAATTTGAGATTGCCAGACTCGTAGGAATTAGACCGTACAATGCGATTGCTTTTTCAGGCCCTATTGCCGTATTTGTTAGTGTATTCCTCATGTACCCTCTTGGACAGTCCAGTTGGTTCTTTGCGCCGTCATTTGGTGTTGCAGCGATCTTCCGCTTCCTTCTATTTCTCCAGGGATTCCACAATTGGACGCTTAATCCATTCCACATGATGGGAGTTGCTGGTATCTTGGGAGGGGCTTTACTTTGTGCCATCCATGGTGCTACAGTAGAGAACACTCTGTTTGAAGATGGTGAACAAGCGAACACTTTCAAAGCTTTTGAACCCACTCAGGAGGAAGAAACATATTCTATGGTCACGGCTAATCGTTTTTGGTCGCAGATATTCGGTATCGCATTTAGTAATAAGAGGTGGTTGCATTTCTTTATGCTTTTTGTTCCTGTCATGGGTCTTTGGACATCCTCTATCGGGATTATTGGTCTTGCTCTTAATCTTAGGGCTTACGATTTCGTAAGTCAGGAGATTAGAGCAGCAGAAGATCCTGAATTCGAGACGTTCTATACAAAGAACGTGCTTCTTAATAATGGCCTCCGTGAATGGATGGCAACGGTAGACCAACCACATGAGAACTTCGTGTTCCCTGAAGAGGTATTGCCAAGAGGCAACGCACTCTGATATACTAAGAGGGTTAACCACCCTCTTTTTTTATGCTTGGAAATCTAGAACCAGAGGAGAATGTAATGAAAGAAAAATTCCCAAGTGCTGATATGCTAGGACAACTTGCCATTGCTCTTGGTAAGATGGACTGGAGTCCTAATGATGAACTTCGTGTGAAGATTGGTGGAGTTGCCAACAGTGGTATTCATCAGACTGAAGGTGCAAACCCTAAGTGGGCAAAACCATATGGCACAGTAAGTTATCAAAGTGATGCCTTTATTGTGATTGAGAATGTCACTCGTAACCCTGTTGTTCCCTCACAACCAAACCCAGATTTGAAAGCACATCACTCTAAATAAAATTTTTATTAAATAAAGATATGAAATTTACTGTTTATTCTAAAGACGGTTGTCCATATTGCACAAAGGTGCAACAGGTGCTACAGTTAGCAGAACTACAACATGTGGTTTATAAATTGAATAGGGACTTTACCCGTGAAGAATTTTATGGGAAATTTGGAAACGGCTCTACTTTTCCTCAAGTCACTGTTGATGAAAAAAACATTGGCGGTTGCACTGACACCGTTCAATATCTTAAGGAGCAAAAACTAGTTTAATGGAAAATAATCTTCAAGAAGTTTGCAACGATGTTGAGAAGGCAATTGACTATGCCTTTAATGGACAATTTGTAATGAAGTTTTATGATTACCTTAAGGTTCGTAAAGCCAAAAGAACAGAAGTTGAAGAATTTATTGTGAGTAATACTGCTCATGAATTAAACGATCTTGTAACTGAACTTGAAGAATATCTTGAAGGTGGGAGTGATGAAATGCATAAACAACTTCGTGAAGGTTATGGACACATTCCTAAACCACAAGCAAGAAAAATTAAAAACTATTTGTATGGCATCCTAGATGATGCTAAAAAGTATAGTCATGATAGACGACCTGGACGACGCAAAAAGCAAACTAAATAAGTCAGAACCCCAAATCAATCGGGGCGTTGAATTACTGTTACGTAATAGGAGGAGGAAACCAGAACCACCAAAAACTTTCCAAGTAAAGTTTGGTAAGATGGTAACTCTCTTCCGCAGGGAGATAGTTTTACACCTGAACTTCTACTTGGACATCAGGAAAAAATAGAACTCTCTGGAGAAATAAAGATGTTAGCAGTAACTCTCACCATCAGCACACTTGTCTCAATCATGTTCTTTTTTGTAGGAGGTGTGGTAGGATGGCTAGCAAAAGAACATTTCTATTCCACTAATATTGCATATACGCACCCAGAGATGTTTGATGAAAATGGTAATGTTTTACCAGATGAAATTTTAGCAGTACGATTTGAAAACGATTATGACTACGACGACGAAGACGACGACGAGTAAGCAAAAACTCCCGCCCAATCCTTTTGTTCATGAAATCTTAGAACTTGCAAGTAAACAACGTTCTAAGGCAAAGAAAGTAGAGATTCTTCAAGAGTATTCTAATGATGCTCTGAAGACTCTCTTCATCTGGAACTTTGATGACACTGTTATCTCTATGGTTCCTGAAGGTGAAGTTCCTTATAAGGAGAATGAAGTTCCTGTAGGAACTGATCACACTTCTTTGCGTAAGGAATACAAGCACCTTTATAACTTTGTTAAGGGTGGCAACGATGGTTTGTCTTCTCTTCGCAGAGAAACTATGTTCATCCAAATCTTGGAAGGACTTCACCCAGAAGAAGCTAAGATTCTTTGCCTAGTAAAAGATAAGCGACTTTCTGAACAATATAAGATTACTTACGATGTTGTTAGGGAGGCATACCCCGATATTAAGTGGGGAGGCCGTTCGTGAGTGCTGTTTTAGATGTTAATGTAGAGGAAAAAGGAATGGGAACTAATAATATTAATCCTAATGATCCCTCTGCATATGGATGTCAAATTCTGTTAGAAAAAACAACAATAGAAGCAGCAAACGATAAAAGTTTTCCTAACGATGCTAAACTTATTTGGTACGTTGTTGATGGACAAACTTATGTTGATCTAACTCGTTGTAAAAAAAAGGTAGATCTTTTTGATTTATATTATGACAAGTATGGTCCTGGTGCTGTTCAGAAAATTGATTTTGGATACGGAACTGTAAGTCCCAAATTGTGGGGGTATAAATCACCAGATAAAAAGAAGAAAAAATGAGTGACGAACTTCTTAAAGAACAAATAAATGCTCTGATTAGAGATGAAATTCAAGATGTCATTAATGACTATGTTGACATTAAAGAACAAACAAAGGAAACCAAGCTTGGGTTTTCTAATGATGACGATCAAGAATTGAAAGTAAACATCTCTAATAAAGAAATTGATAAACTTATCAAGCAATATAAAAAAATTAAAAAGCAGGAGAAATCTAACCTCTCTCAAATAAAGAGACTTGGGTTAGTAGATAAGCACGGTAAACCATTGAGTTGACAACCGTCTTAAATAGTATTATGATTTAAGTACGTGTAACTCTTATTATGAACTATAAACCATACTCACCTGAGTGGCATAGGTATCGCTATCTAAAAGAAGCGATTGATAAGTATCTCGATGACTATGTTGATCCAACGTTTATCATGGACGACATTAAGGACATTCTTCATATTCGTTCAGAGACAGCGTATGATGAATTTCAACGAATCAATCAACTAGAGCACTATCTATCGGATAATTAAAATGCTTTCAACCCAATACAGGTTACGATTAGAAGCAATCTGCGAAAAGATTGTGGCACAGGAATCGGTAGGTTTGGAGGATATGATTTGGGCAGAGAAACTTGCTAAGGCAAATACTTCTGCCCGTGAGATACTTAAAAGAGCAAGAGGCCGTGCTGCCAATCCTGATATGGTAGAGGGTAGTATGGACGACTTTATGAATAAGATGGGTTTGGGTGATCCAGATCCATCAAATCATCGTACTGGTTTTGGTAGTGCTGATGAGATTGTAGACTGGTTCAATGAGGACCGCCCTGACGATTGGAGGCAACGTGACTGACAAACTAACAGCAGTAATTTACTCTAATGGTAGTCAAGAGTGTGAGCGCATGGCTATGCTCCTTGAATCTACTCCAGGAGTAACTGAATTTCATGAGTATTTGCTTGGTGTAGATTTTAGTGATAAACAGTTCCGCATGGAGTTTGGTAAGAATTCAACATACCCCCAATGTGCTATTGGTAATAAGCATGTTGGTAGTCTTAAAGAAACGCTTCAGTACATGAGCGACAAAGGAATGTTCCTTTAAGAATCGTAAAATTGTATCACATTTTACAAAAGAAACTTGCTATATAGTTTACTGGAGGGTATAATACCTCTACGTTCATCCAGAAAACTGGACGCAAGTAGGACGACGCGGAACGGAACGTTCATCCCATAAGGGACGCAAACGCCGCCCGAAGGAACGGGATTAACCATCTCATTTCTTTGGAGTAAACCAATGTCTAAAGTCGTTTATCGTGGTCAAGCATACGACACTGTAGAGCGTCGTGAGCAAAGACAAGCACAACAGCAACCTCAACAGCACAACGAAGCCTATCGTGGCATTAAGTTTGTTAAGGAGGACAAGTGATGAAGAGAATCAACGTGCTTCAACTCATTAAAGAGCAGAAGCAAAAAGAAGATCGTCGTCACAATGCTCAACTCTGCATGGCAGGTAACTGTCAAGTTAAGGTGAAGTAATGCAAAATTACACATATCATTATGATGATATGGATAAAGACAACAGGCCACCCGCTTGTTATCAATTAACTTATAGGGGTTGCAACTATTGGTCATGTTATCTCGTTCACTTGGACGAGTGGTTTGAAAATCTATTTAAATCAGAGGGTTCTTGACGAACCCTCTTTTTTTGTCTAGGTATAAACTCGTAGGCATAAATTTTTATTAAGGTTTCCTGACAATTTGTCTAGATAGTGATAGAATTAAGAGGTGAGAAAAGTGTACTGAAAATTCGATCTACATTATGAGTTAAATTAATCGTGGAGGTTATCATGCATAATCTTATTTCATACAATCAATTAGCAGGATGGAAACAAAGTTTAGTGAGGCTGGAGAATACTTTAGATAGGAGTATGGAAGAATCAGATCTCATTAACGACTACTATAATTGTCTAATTGAATGTGACGACGATCAAGGAACATGTAAACGAATTTGTAGGAGAATTCTAGAATAGTCTAAATCAGAGGGTTCTTGACGAACCCTCTTTTTTTGTGTATAATTAGCTTTGTCAGCGTTCAATGAGATGGATAGAGAAAAGCTAAAGCTGATTGTCAGAAACCTAGAGTCTCTGGTAGACTGCTTAAAGTCAGAAGTTTATTCTGATGTAGATTCATACAAGATGAACTACGAAGAAATTACACAACACATTACTGATTACGACGAAGTATTTTATGACGGAGATGATGATGGCTACCCCGATTAAGTTGATTAGTGTTACTCCTGATGCGGAGAAGCATATGGCATACTGTGCTCGGGTAAGTAATCCTTCTAATCAAGAGAATGATAACTTCTCTGGTTTGCTGAAGTATTGTATCAAGCACCAGCACTGGAGTATTTTTGAACAAGCAACGATGACTCTGGAGATTAATACTACTCGTGGTATTGCAGCTCAGATTCTGCGTCATCGTTCTTTTACGTATCAAGAATTTTCACAACGTTATGCTGATAGTTCCTTACTCGGCAAGACGATTCCCCTACCTGAACTCCGTAGGCAAGACACTAAGAATCGTCAGAACTCTATTGATGATTTGGATAAAGCGGTTATTGATAGTTTGAATCGTCAGATGGAAACTCTGTTTGATTCATCCATGGCACTCTACAATCAAATGCTAGAGCGTGGAGTAGCAAAAGAGTGTGCTAGGTTTGTATTGCCCTTAGCGACCCCTACACGCCTCTATATGACGGGTTCAGTGCGTTCTTGGATTCACTACATCGATCTACGGTCTGGACACGGTACACAGAAGGAACACATGGATATTGCGAATGCTGCTAAGAAAGTATTCATTGAACAATTCCCTGCAGTTGCTGAAGCCCTTGAATGGGTCTAAATATCCTTATAGTTTATTGAG